TTTTTTAGATTACATCACTGAGCAGAAAAACACTCACATGACTCACATTGAGGATAAGGTGCTGTACGGTGGTGTCGATGGGACTCGGCAAGCGATCTTCGCTCTGCGTGATCTTCGGAACATGCTTGGTGGTAAGAAAGAGGGTCGAGTGTCCATGAAGTGGGACGGAGCGCCAGCTATCTTTGCTGGCACTGATCCACGTGATGGTAAATTCTTTGTAGCGAAGAAAGGAATCTTCAATAAAAATCCGAAGGTCTACAAGACTGAGGCTGATGTCGATGCAGACACTTCAGGCGACCTTGCAACTAAGCTAAAGGATGCACTACGATATTTACCCGCATTAGGGATTGAAGGCGTGATCCAAGGAGATTTTCTCTTTGGGCAAGGTGATGTTCAACGAGAAACAATCGATGGAGAATCCTATGTTACGTTTCACCCTAATACTCTTGTATATGCTATTCCCGTTAAAATGGCTTCTGCTGTTCTAAACGCTAAAATCGGGATTGTATGGCATACTACATATACAGGCAATAGCTTCGAAACGATGCGAGCATCGTACGGAGTTGATGTAAGTAAATTGAATCCATCCACTAAAGTATGGTCACAGGATGCAATGCTACGTGACGTTCGCAATGCGACTTTGACTAAACGAGAAACGGAGCAAATAAATGAATATCTTTCGCAAATTGGTAAATTGTTTAACGGGATCTCGGGCACAACCCTCAGAGCCCTCGAAGCCAACCAGTCCCTCGCCCAGCACATCGAGCAGTTCAACAACACCTACGTCCGAGCCGGAAGTCAAATCAAAGACACCCGAGCCCACACCGAAAAGCTCATCCGCTGGATCAAAAACAAGTACCAGAAAGAGATCGACAGCCGCAAAACCCCGCGCGGCAAAGCCACGCAAAAAGCGAAGCTCGACGACCTCCTCAAGTTCTTCAGCAACAAAAACAAAGTAAACTTAGTTAAGATGTTTGAACTACAAAAATTAATTGTAGTTGTCAAACTAAAACTTATAAATAAGTTAAACAGACTCAGTAGTCTTGAAACTTTTGTTAAAACTCGCAACGGGTTCAAGACTACTGGTCAAGAAGGTTATGTAGCAATTGACACACTTGGTGGTGACGCAGTGAAATTGGTTGATAGGCTAGAGTTTAGCTATAACAACTTTTCACCCGATATATTAAAGGGATGGGACAAACCAACGAGAAACTAGTATGTTAAGTTTTAAAGATTTTCTAACAGTTGACTACACGCCTGGCATGCCAGAAGAAATCTCATACGCCGCTATGAAGCGTAAGAGAGGACGTATTGGCGAAGACGTAGACGAAGCGTTGAACTTTCAACAGCGCCGTGCACGTGCCAGAGCGATGAAGAAGAATAAAGCAAAGATTGCTATGGGCAGAAGGAGAGCGGCTAGAAAAGCGGCTGATCCTAAGCGTCTTATGAAACGCGCCCGCAAAGCCGCAATCAACACCCTGTTCAAGAAACTAGCAAAGGGTCAGTCTCGATCTGATTTGCCCGCTGGTCGTCGCCAAGAAATTGAAAAGCGCATCGAAAAGATGAAGCCGAGAGTCGATAAGATTGCTCGCAAGATGTTGCCTCAGATTCGTAAATTGGAAAAAGAACGCAGAATGGGTGGTTCAGACAAGAAATGAGTTTTCCGTCTTTTAAAGACTATCTCGTTGAAGAACAACGCGAGGTATTTTTCACATTCGGCAGAATGAATCCGCCGACTATTGGTCATGGCAAACTAATGAAAGTCATGGCTACAAAAGCGGGCAAGAATCCCTACAAAGTTTACTTGTCACAGTCAAGTGATGCTAAAAAGAATCCTCTCACTTACGAACAGAAAATTAAGCACGTTCGTAAGATGTTCCCAAAACACGCACGTAACGTAATCATGGATAAGAAACTTCGAAACGTATTCGAAGTCGCGACTAGTCTCTACGATCAAGGCTTTAATCGCATTACCATGGTTGTCGGTGCTGACCGTATTACCGAATTCAAAACACTCCTAGAAAAGTACAACGGTGAGAAAGCGCGACATGGTTTCTATAACTTTGAGCGTATCACTGTAGTTTCTGCTGGTGAGCGAGATCCAGATGCCGATGACGTGACAGGCATGTCTGCATCAAAGCAACGTGAAAATGCTAAGAATAATGATTTCACAACGTTCGCACAAGGTGTGCCATCTACGATGAGTAGCCGTGACGCGAAGAAACTGTTTAATGATGTGCGCTCTGGCATGGGCTTAAAAGAAATGACTCAGTTCAAGAATCACGTTGAACTTAAGCCCGTATCTGACATGCGAGAAAAATTTGTTGAAGGAGAACTATTTAATGAAGGAGATCAAGTCATCGTTAAAGAGACTGGTGAAATGGGTCGAGTATCGCGCCTTGGTACCAATTACCTTATTCTCGATATGGCTGATGGCAGTTTCTCTCGCAGATGGATTACGGACGTTGAATTAATCGATGAAGCAGGTTGGGGTGGCAGTGGTATCATGCGGGATCTCATGCCTGGAGTTGATGCTTTCCTTGATCGAACAATCAACAAGAAGAAGTACAAGTTTGCTGTACGTACGTTCCTAGACTTGCGTAAAAAGAATCCAGGCGATGCTAGAAACAATCTGATCAAAACTGCTAAGATGACCGACACTGACGTTCGCACACTTGACAAGATGTTTCGACAGATGGTTAAGAAAGGCGTCATGCCTAAGCATCTTGTTAACTATCAGCCAACGTTTGCTGAAGAGAAGACAGACGATTGGTACAAAGATCAGCCCGAATGGGGCACCCCCGCCGCTACTAAGAAAGCAAAAAAGAATATCGCTGGTCAAGAAAAAGCTGACGTAAAAGAAGTGCGCGGTGACGAAGTAGATGCGGCAATGAAGCGTATCTCATTTGACAAGAGACAAGATCGACTACAGAATCGTCGAGAGCGTGACCGCAAAGAGCGCGAGTACGATAAAGTGCTTGATCGTGCGCGACTTGCTAGGGCTCGTCGAAAGAATAATCAAACGAACCGAGTTGTATAAATAAACGTATTACTTTAATAAGGGTTTTCTTCAGTGAAAAAATTCTCAGAACTACCGGAAAAACTTAAGAAAGACAAGGATGACCCTTGTTGGAAAGGTTACGTGCAAGTAGGCATGAAAAAGAAAAACGGCAAAGAAGTGCCTAACTGTGTGCCTAAAGAAAGCACGAACGAAAAGTTCGATGTTAAGTATGCTAAGTCCAAGCGCGGACCTATCAGTGTTCGCTCATTCGATTCTGCGAATGATGCCAAGAAGTTTCTTGATAGCATGAGAAAGCAAGGTTTTAACGGTATTATCTCTAAGAAAGGTCAACCCGTATCGATGCAACGCATGAAAGACATGCAAAAGGAGTCGGTTGACGAAGCGATGTCATTGGCTGACATTCGCCGTAAGAAAGAGCGTGAAGATAGACGTAAGAGAGATCATGGTGACGAAACTCAACATCAAAGAATGATGCGTAAAGTCTATGGCAATATGATGGGTGGTCTTAAGAAAGAAGAAGTCGAGGGGATTGATGAAGACTACATGAAGTCCAATCAGCATCCTATGGATCGTTCAGATGCGCATCACACGCAAGCAACTTATCACACGCAACAAGCGGCGCAGGCAAAGAAAGCGGGAGATAATGTCGCACATGGGCAACATAGAAATGCCGCAAGACATCATACAGCCGCTGGCGATGCTTGGGCGCGTCATGCCACGAAAGTAAAGAAGGGGATGAATGTTTCTCCTCCGCATCAGATGTCGAAGGTTGCACATTCTTCTACTCAGAACGCGCACGGGCAAAATGAAGAAGTAGGCATCAACGAAGCGCCGGGCAAATACAGTAGACGCGGCGACAAAGAAATGTATCAATGGGGTGATATTAATCAAGCATTAATGGCTGTAGGTATGAGGACAGCGCAAATTGCTAATGTTCTGACTAAGCTTTCACAGAAAGAAGTGGGTGTTAAAGAAGATTTAGATGAAGCAGTGAATTACTTCAATGTCGCAAAAGCATTTGATGACTATGCAAAGAAACATGGCGGCATCGACAAGAAAGACTTTATGAAGGTCGGTGCGTTTGTTCGTCAACTTGGTAGAGAGTCTGACGTAAACAAGCAAGACAAGACGTTCATGGCGATGAAGAAGTACATTAGTGCTATGGACACTGATCCTCGCGATGGCGTAATTCAGATATTCCAAAAACATGGCATGTGGAAGAATGGTCGTATCATGCGCGAAGGTCTTGAAGAAAAGGCTGTATCAAAAGCACAGCAGAAGTTTTTTGGCATGGTGCGAGCAAAGCAAAAGGGCGAGATGGATGATGCATCTCCTGAAGTAGCAAAAGCCGCTAAGTCTATGTCAAAGAAAGACGTAAAAGATTTTGCAAAGACCAAACACAAAGGTCTGCCTGACAAAGTTGATGAAGTCAACAAAGCACACAACACGATGTTTAAAGCCGCGTTCAGAAAGAAAGAAGCAGAACGTGAAAAAGCTGAAAGAGAGAATCGACTAAGAGCTAAGGGCTGGGTCAGAAATGATCGTGGCGGTATGTCAAAGGTCAAAGAGTCGACCGAACTAACTGAATTCTCTGATGCTCAGTTGCAACAACTCAAGAAGGCTTATGCTGATCTTGAGAAGATCAATGTAACTTCTCCTACTTACAAAAAGCTGAAAGCTATGATTGCGCGTATGGACAAAGGCGCACTTGAGAAAGTTGCTCGTGCAAAAATTAGATTCGTGTCTCAGATTGCGGCACGTGAACTCGCCGCTAAAGGCGTTAAGTTGAAAGCTGGCGAGTACATGGAATCTGTTCAAGAAGGTGTCATTGACGATTACAATGCATTAAAAGCAAAGGGCAAGTCTGACTCTGCCGCAATTGATATCATGATGTCTATGGCGAAGTATAGAAATATGACTCGTGATCAATTATCAAAGAAAGTCGGTGATGCTCGCAGAAAAGGAATTTTCAAGCGATGAAATCATTTAAAAATTTCATTGAAGCCCGAGGTTCGAATTACGAAGTCTATCACAAAGACTTCTCTACTGCTGTGCAATACGCAAAGAAAGAAGTAGAAAAGAAAGGCTACGAGATTGACGATGACGAATGGTTCCGTAAAGTCGCATCGGGTCCTCGTAAGCCATCAAAGGGCAAGACTAACTCATACAACATCGAACTGACCAAGGGTGGCAAGCCTACCCGTCAAAGACTGCATATGCAAGTGTTTGGCATGGACAGTGGCAAGTATGAACTGAACATGTATGTGAGCTAATGTTATGAAAACGTTTAAGAACCTAAGACTGCGAGAAGAAAAAGACCCCAACGAATACGACAAAGAAGGGGAGATGGCAAAGACTCAACTCAAGACCATTGTGCGAAATGCACAAGACTTGATGAAGATGTTGGGTGATGATGACAATCTTCCAGAATGGGTTCAAAACAAGATTACGAAAGCCAATGACTACCTTGATAGTGCAACTGACTATCTGAAGTCAAACGGAGAGGACGATGAAGAAGTTTAAGGAACATCGTGCAGACGAAATCGATTGTACTTGCGAGTCAATGTACGAAGACCTCGTGCAGGAAGCCGCAGAGTATCAAGGCAAAAAAGTAAAGCTGAACGATCCATTTCGTACGCCTGGTGGTCCTAGAAAGTTTTCTGTCTATGTCAAGAACGACAAGGGCAATGTAGTAAAAGTTAATTTCGGTGATCCTAATATGGAGATCAAGCGCGACGATCCCGGGCGAAGAAAAAGTTTTAGGGCTAGGCACAACTGTGACAATCCTGGTCCAAAGTGGAAAGCAAGATATTGGTCTTGCTATCAATGGCGTGGGGGCGCAAAAGTAGACAACTAAGTCTACATGCAAGATCGAATGGGAGCACTGAACTAAAATGGCTACTACAAAAGAACTTATCGAAGGACTCGATAACAAAATTGATAAGCATATCATTGATACTGCTGATCACGAAGCACGGATGGCGGCAATTGAAAAGCACATGGAGAAACTCACCGAAGCAGTCATTATGATTGCAAAGGTTGAAGAGAAGATCAATGTGCTAGAAGAGCGCCGTGAAGAACAGCACGAAAGAATAAATAGAATGTCGTTGAAAACCGACGGTATTGAAAAGAATGTTTCAGCCTTAGTTGAGAAAGTCAACTTTGGTATGAAAGTAAGCTGGCTAGTTATAGCTGTCTTTATTACGGCAATTGCCACACAATTAGGATTACCTACTTAACGGAGAAAGAAATGAACTCTGAATACATCAAAAGAATTACAGCCCTGTGGCAGGATGTCGTAGAAGGCAAGAAGAAGAAGGAGATGGATCCTGTCGGTAAAGCTGATGCTGACATCGACAACGATGGTGACGTTGATTCTTCTGATGAGTATCTGCACAAGCGTCGAAAAGCCATTGGTAAAGCCATGAAAAAAGAAGAGACCGATCAGATTGACGAACTGTCAAAGAAGACTCTCGGTTCATATGTAAAGAAAGCAACAAAGTCTGCGGTTGGCGCTACACGTGATATCGCAACCGGTAATAAGCCTGATGACGCTCATAGAACCAGCAACAAAAGAGCAAAGGGAATCAATACTGCTGTCAATAAGCTGACAAAAGAAGCTTCTGATATGGACACGAAAGAAGTCGATAAAGCACTCAGTCACGATTGCGCCAAGCACGTAACTTCAGAGCAATGGGGTTTCGGAGAGTGTATCTCTGGACAGCATACGCTCGTTGAAAACGAAGACGGCACTGCTACTGTCACTCACTATGACGTGATGTTTGAGCATGGCGTTGAGTTTGACGTTCCTGTCGAAGACCTTGACATTCTTGTGTCTGAGTCTCACAAGCACACTGCCAAGAAAAAGATGAAAGAGTCGAAGCAACCCAATCAATCTGGTTCTAAAGCAGAAACGATGAAAGACAAGCGCAAAGGCAAAGGTGCTGACGATATGGCGAAAGACCTTGATGCTGATAATCCTAATCTTGAAAAGGATGATGCGCAAGGTCACGAAGATGCGACTAAAGCTGGTCGTGCTGTAAAGGGTCAAGCACCTGCACGTCCTGGTGAAAAGCGCATGGGCGACATGAAGATCATTAATCCTGTTAAAGGTGCAGTGACATCTACTACTGGTAAGGAGGGCTAAATGGCTATCAAAACCCCACCTTGGGCTCCCAAGGGTACTGAACCAACTGCGAAGGGCTGGGTAGCTCCGAGCGGTGAGGTTATTAAGAAGCAGAAATTTACTGCTGAACAAATCGCTGAGTGGCATGGTGAAGAAGCAATGGCATCTGCACCAGCACCAGCACCCAAGCCTAAAGCAAAGCCTAAGAAGCAGACTTTGCACGAAGCACCTGTTGTCGAAACTGTGATCGACGAAGCGACTGAAGAATTTCATTATGGAGAAGATGACGGCGACGACGACCTAAAAGATATTGGTTAAGGAGCAGTCATGGCCGAAGAAAAAAAAGAAGAAGTAAAAGGCTACCATCCAGCAGACACTAACGGAGACGGACACGTCTCTGAAGAAGAACATGCGATGTATATGGAATTCAAGCGCAAAGAGCTTGAAGATGCGGATGCGATGCGAGATGCACAACGAAGTATGACATGGTTCGCCCTGTTTGGTCTATTGCTTTATCCATTTGCAGTTGTACTTGCAGATTGGGTAGGGTTAGACGGAGCGTCTAAAATTCTAGGCGACATGGCGGCTACGTACTTTGTTTCTGTTGCGGCTATTGTAGCGGCATTCTTTGGGGGTCAAGCGTACTCTGCTAAGAAATAAACGTAACTTTCGTTTTTAAAAGCCCGCCGATTGGCGGGTTTTTTTATATACATAAAAACATAGTCCATCTATCAACAAGGTAAAAATGCAACTATTTAATGAGATTACAGAAGAAAATTTTCTTCTATTTGCCGCGAAAAACTATTATAATCCTAGATGCATAGACGCAGAAGAACTCTATGAAGACCTTAAGAGATTCAAGTATCTGAAACGTCTGATCAAAAGATATCAAGATGGCGGCAAGCTGGCTGTGAACTTGATCATGAATCATCTTGTGGTTATTTTCAATGTGTTCGGCGTTGAAGCTGGCTTGAAAATGCTTGAATTCAAATTGACTAGCACAGACGATTTAGTTGTAGTCAAACCGTTTTTGATTTATTTGAACGCCATAACAAATGATAAATATACTGGCATACCAATGGACAATCACGTCATTGAAGAACTGAGGAAAATATAGTGTCACTAGCAACACGAGCAGGCGATATTTATTATTCGTTTCGATTTGTAAAACTGCTGACTACTCCATGGTCAGAAACAGACGCCTACAAACTAGGCATCATTGATGAAAACGGCAAGCGCGATAAGTCTGTCAAGTTAGACAACGACGAAAAGAAGACTGCGTATTCTACATTCATTCGTCTTGTATTTAATCTCAAAAGACTTCTAGAAAAGATTCCGGGCGGTAGAAATACGTTAGCATCATATGCCGCCGCACTTTTTCTGCTCAAAGAAAAGTACGAATTGTCAGACAAAAGTATTGACAAAATTTTAAAACAGTGTAAAATAGATCCGCTAGACTTAATGGCTGAGTCTTCTACGTGGTACGTATTAGAAGACGGGCAACTGTCACCAGGAGTGTATCGATTGCGAGAAGATCGTGTGACCTCATTAGATGTTGATGTCAACTCAAAAGACACTGTACGTGTTCTTCCTGAATCATATCCGATTGGTGAAATGCTCGGATTAGCTATATATGAAGTGACGCATATAAATACTAATCAACCTCTCTATGTGACTGTCGGAGAACTATACAAGTGAAGACGTTTAAGCAATTCAACGAAGAGCCTACCATGACTACTGGTCCTAAAGTAGCAGGCACTTCGCCAGGAGATCCCGCTGACTGGGTATACGGTAAGAAAAAGAAGCGTCGACCACTTACTCGTCATTACGTAGAGATTGCAGGCAAGTTTAAAAAGCAAGCAAAATGATTCGATTACTGCCCGTTCTGTTATTATCAGGATGTGCAGTTGGCTGGTCTCCGAGTCTAATCAGAGACGAACTGCCAAATGAGACTGTAGTGTATACTGTCAGTGTATCTGGCTCGTATCCAAAAGTGCAGTTTATGACCGCAGATGAGTGGAACGAATATAAAGAACTACCACCGTTTGCACAAGATAGAATGATGGAGTATTACAAACAACGTGAACAAGACAGAGAGCGTTGGACAGAACTTTTGAATTGTTGGATTCAGGTACCGCCTGATTTGGAGTGTAATTAAATGTTTGCATTGATTAAAATGCTACCCCTACTACTAGTCTTAGGTGGTGGCGCATATGGGTATCACACATATACTGTGAATGGATTGGAAAGCGAGATTGCGCAGAAAGAAGCCGCTATTGTTATTCTTGAAACAAATCAGCAGAAGTTGATTGAAGCAGAAGAAAAGAATCGCGCCGCGATAGAAAACATGCAAGCGAATCTTGAAAAGCAACGTGAAGCGTTTACCAACCTATCGTCTCAACACGCACAACTAGCCAAAGAACGTGACGAATACATGTCGGTCTTTCGGAGACACGACCTCACGAAACTGGCACGTCTTAAGCCTGGCTTGATTGAGCCTCGCATCAATAATGGTACGGAACAAGTATTCCGTCAAGTAGAAGCAGACAGTCGAGAAGTAGATCAACTTGACGATGAAGAGGTGACCGATGAAAGCACTAACTAGTATTCTATTAATTACTCTACTCTCTGGTTGTTCTTCACTCCCAAGTTTTGGTTGGGGTAAGAAGAAAGAGCCCGAGCCTCTACCGCCTAAGATTGTTACTGTCACTGAAACGGTGCCTCTAGACATTTATCAACCACCGATGCCTCAAGAGATTTCACTTGAGAACGTCAAGTTTTTTGTTATCACAAAGAACAATCTAGAAGAGAAGATCGGTGAAATTGAAAAGCTTCTGGGTGGAGACTTCGTTGTCTTTGCCTTGACTCCCCAAAGCTATGAGAACATGGCATACAATCTCCAAGAGATTCGTCGATATGTGAGACAGCAGAAAGAGATCATTGTGTACTATCGTGAGGCTACAACAGAACACGAAGGTACAACTGCTGAAGACTGGCTTGAGAAAAACGAAGAAGTTATCGCAGACCAGCAAAAATCCAATTGACACTGCACTACATATAGTGTATCATGTATGATTCATAACACTGTCTAATGGCTCATAAATGAGTCAATAGAACCTTGTACGCTTTAAAAAGAGAGAAATAAATGTCGCTGACAATTGACCTATCCCGAGACGAACTATTAGAAGACTATGCTGTCGGGATGCTAAAAGATTTTTATCTGAATGATTATGAAACATCTCCACAAGAAGGTTATGCACGTGCCGCAAAAGCATGGTCAACGTACAAAGGTGAGATTGATGTTCAACTTGCAAAAAGGCTTTATGAGTATGTTTCGAAAAAGTGGTTTATGTTTGCGTCTCCCGTTCTTTCAAATGCGCCGAACGGTCATGGAAAAGGCAAGGGGATGCCTATCTCGTGTTTTCTCACCTATGTTCCTGACACCCTTGACGGTCTTATCAATCACAGTAGCGAGCTACGTTGGCTTAGTGTACTCGGTGGTGGAGTTGGTGGACACTGGAGTGACGTGCGAACCGTGTCTGATATTGCTCCAGGTCCAATCCCTTTCTTACACACTGTAGACGCAGACATGATTGCGTATCGGCAGGGCAAGACTCGTAAGGGTTCCTATGCCGCATACATGGACGTGTCGCATCCTGATATCGTCGAGTTTCTGAACATTCGTATTCCGACAGGTGACGTACAGCGCAAGGCGCTCAATCTACACAATGCAATCAACATCACTGACGAATTCATGGAAGCAGTAGTCAACAACACTGAGTTTGATCTGCGTGATCCTAAAGATGGTGCTGTAAAAGAAAGCATCAACGCACGTAAGTTGTGGGAACGTATTTTAGAGATTCGCTTTAGAACGGGTGAGCCTTATCTGAACTTTATTGACACAGCAAACAAGCATCTACCACAAGCACTCAAAGACTTAGGGCTAAAGATTCATGGCTCTAATCTTTGTAATGAGATTCACTTGCCCACCAGTGCAGAGCGAACCGCTGTATGTTGTCTTTCTTCACTGAATCTGGAGTACTACGATGAATGGAAAGACACATCTATTGTTAGGGATCTTATTAGGATGCTCGATAACGTACTTGAGTATTTTATCGACGAAGCACCTGACACAATCTCTAGAGCAAGATATAGTGCACAACGAGAACGTTCCATCGGGTTGGGAGCAATGGGATTTCATTCGCTCTTACAGAAACATGGAGTCGCCTGGGAATCAGACAAGGCCCGTGAAATCAATAACGTTGTATTTGAACACATCAAGTCTGAAGCAGACGAAGAAACAAAACTGCTGGCAGAGCAACGAGGTGAGTACGCTGATGGACATGGAACTGGAAGACGGAATGCTCATCTCTTGGCAATCGCGCCTAATGCTTCCTCCGGAGTTATCTTGTCAACAAGCCCCTCTATTGAACCCTCAAAAGCAAATGCCTACACGCACAGGACAAGAGCTGGTAGTTTCCTTGTAAAGAATCGTTATCTCAAAGAACTGCTAAGTGTAAAGGGCGAAGACAATGATTCAACGTGGACATCTATCATCACGAACAAGGGCAGTGTTCAGCACTTGCCATTCCTAACAGAAGGTGAAAAAGCAGTTTTTAAGACAGCACAAGAACTCGATCAAAACTGGGTGGTACAACACGCCGCTGATCGACAGCCCTTTATTTGTCAAGGACAATCTGTTAATCTATTCTTTCCAGCTGGTGCACCAAAGTCGTATGTCAACAAGGTACATCTCAAAGCATGGAAAGAAGGGCTGAAAGGTCTATACTACCTGCGTACCGAAGCGAAGTCTCGTGCAGAGAATGTGAGCGAGAAAGTAGAACGTGTTGCACTCCAAGACGACAATCGCTCTATTGTTTACTCCAAAAAGAATTGCCCTTGGTGTGCAATGGCAATGGAAGAACTAAAACTGCGTGGTATTATCTTTGACAAGATTGATCTTGAAGAGATTGGCAAGACAGCCGCAGAAGTAACTGGACGTAAAGTTAACACTGTACCACAGATTTATATCGAGGGCAACTATGTCGGTGGTTATGAAGAACTCATGGCTTATCTAGACAAAGCACCTCTAACTACTGAAGACGATGAATGTAAAGCTTGCGAGGGCTAAATTATGAAATACTATCGTGTTGAACCTGCAATGAAGAAGTCAGTCGTAGAGACTGAATTTTATGAGCGTGAAGATGGTCTTCGACTATCTGTTGAAGTTGGTTGGCGATGGGGCGAATTTGTTATTCACGTACCCGAGACTGACGAAGAGTTGCAGTACTGGCTTGACAATCGCTGGGGAATCACCAAAGAAGAGTATGACGAAGATCCTGATTGTTATCCTCTTGTTCCAGATCCTGACGATGATGACACGCTTGAACTAGAAGACTGGGAGCATGAAATGCTTTCGACTTGGGATGGCTGTTGGGAAGACTATAATGTCTATGCACCGTACAACTGGGACAAAGAACTCGACGATGATGAGCGAGACGAAATTCTAGAGTATTTAAGTGAAGAAGGTTCTACTGCACTGTGGGAAGAATACGACGAAGGTCATGTTATGCATGGTTGGAACAGTGTCGATTGCTCTTCAGTGATATATAATGGTTATACCATTGTAGAGTGTGACGAACGCGGAAATCCACTAGAAGAAGAATGAACCACTTAGAAGAGAACAACGTAACGTATTTTGAACATTTAAGATTTGCGTGGGGCGTTGCGTTCGTTCTCATCGTACATGGATTGTTACCTAACATATGGAAAGACAAGGCATCACACTTACTGTGTGACAAGGAATAAATATGGCGTACTCAGAAAAGGTGTTAGACCACTATGATAACCCAAGAAACGTTGGAAAGCTTGATGAGCAGGATGAAGCCGTGGGAACAGGCATGGTTGGCGCTCCTGCTTGCGGAGATGTCATGCGGTTGCAAATCAAAGTATCGGATGACGGAGTTATTGAAGACGCTAAATTCAAAACTTATGGATGTGGATCCGCAATTGCATCAAGTTCTCTTCTCACAGAATGGGTCAAAGGTAAAAACCTTGACGAAGCTGGCGCAATCAAGAATACTGACATCGCTTCAGAACTGGCACTACCGCCAGTAAAAATTCATTGTTCGGTACTAGCCGAAGACGCAATCAAAGCCGCAATTCAAAATTACAGGGACAAAAGAGATGGCACTACTTGAGTTTAGTAAAACTTACAAACCGTTTAAATACCCATGGGCAGTAGACCTCGCAAAGAAACACGAAGAGATCCATTGGATCGAAGATGAAGCGGAGTTGAGCGAAGATGTCCAAGACTGGAAAACTAAACTCACCTCAGACGAAAAAGAATTCATCACCCAAGTGTTGCGATTGTTTACTCAATCGGACGTTCAGGTGGGTGAGAATTATCACGAACTTCTCATTCCCAAGTTCAAGAACAACGAGGTGCGTAATATGCTTTCATCTTTTGCGGGTCGAGAAGCGGTCCATCAACGTGCGTATGCCCTTCTTAATGACACGCTTGGCCTTCCAGATGAAGAATACCATAAGTTCCTCGAATATAAAGAAATGGCGGATAAAGTTGACTTCATGAAAGAAGGCGACACGTCTACTCAGACTGGTCTTGCACTTGCACTCGCTCAGTCGGTGTTTAATGAGGGCATGTCTCTCTTTAGTTCGTTTGTGATGCTGTTAAACTTCCAACGTTTTGGGAAGATGAAAGGCATGGGCACGATTGTCGAATGGTCGATTCGTGACGAAACTCTACACGTACAAGGCAACGCTAAGTTGTTCCGTACGTTCTGTGACGAACATCCTCGTATCGTCAACGATGAATTGAAATCAAAAATCTATGAGATGGCTAAAAATGCAGTTGAACTTGAAGACAAATTTATCAATCTCGCGTTTCGTGGAAACGATGTGCAGGGTCTTACGAGAGACGAAGTACGAAAGTATATTCGCCATATTGCTGATCGGCGCTTGCTTCAGCTTGGACTCAAAACTAAGTTCAGACAAAAAGACAATCCTCTACCTTGGCTTGACTGGGTACTTAACGGAGCATCACATGACAACTTCTTTGAAAAGCGAGTCACTGAATACTCAGTAGTAGGCATGGAAGGTGACTGGGGTTGGGACGAAGAATCTGAAGTCTGTAGTCTAGATAATGTGGGGTGTGCGGCATAATGGAAGAGTACGAATATTCTTTAGTTTGTTATTTCTGTGAGGCTAAAGTAATTCTTACTGTATGTGACAGCGAAGAAAAGCCTCGTGCTTGTCCAATGTGTGGAACAGAATGTGAAACAGACTGGGAAGAATGAAGCCACACTTTTCGATATTTGAAGGTGGGCACGATCCCAACTTCACCATCTTTGATCCTAATACCAAAAAGTTCTACATCTATGAGTTAGAACGAATTCTTGGCATCAAAAATTATCACATTCAAAGACCTCTGCGAGCCGCAGGACAAAAACAATATTATCATGCAGTTAGATTTGGCGTAGAACATGCATACGAGAATTATGGCATTGCTAACGATTTTGAATGGCTTTATCATAAATCGATAGCAATGAATGAGTCCTTCTGGGACAGAGATCAGATTAAATGGAAGCATTGTAAGTTAAATAGAGTGCATCACCATGACGCACATGCGTGGTGTGGCTATGCACAATCACCTTTTGAAAAGTGCGCAGTCATATCTTGGGACGGTAAAGGTGATGACACTTCGTTTCGTACATGTGAGTTTAGCAAGTGGCATCAAAGGCACACGAGCAATCAACACTTTAAACACTCAGAAGTCTATACTCGTGCCGGTCACCTTTGTAAGATATTCAAAGACACTCACACTCTAAGTATCGCCGGTAAGTTTATGGGACTAAGCGCATACGGTGAAATAGATCAAGAATATTATGATTACTTTAGATGGCGTATGCGGACAGGCTATGGCTATCATAAAACCAACGCATTGGATGCGGGGATCGATCTAGCATTTAACGAAGATTTTGCGTATAAAGTAGAGTCGGTGTACGAGCACCGCAAAGCATTTAACATAGCATACACTGCACAAAAAGCCTTAGAAGATGATATTCTAGAGTGGATTGACAAGAACTATATTCATACAATTCGCGATTATGACAACAACCTGATTCTCACTGGCGGCACTGCGTTAAACGTTTTGGTTAATGAGAAAATCAAGCGAGCGTTTCCAGGCATCAATGTTTTTGTTCCACCTAACTGTGGCGACAGCGGTCAAAGTTTCGGTGCTATGATGTGGCATCTGACCGAAGAAGAAATCTTCCAAGAAAAAGTTCGATGTGAATTTATGGGTCCTCCTCTGTGGGACTACAAACAAATTCCTATATACATCAAGAAAAGAGGCGCCACACAGATCAACATATCTGACATTGCGCAACTGCTCAGAGAGCAAAAGATTATTGGCATCTGTCAGGGCAACATGGAGTGTGGACCTCGTGCATTGGGCAATCGTTCTATTCTATGTGATGCTTCGAATCTACACGCAAAAGATATTCTGAACGCAAAGGTCAAGTTCAGAGAATGGTTTAGACCATTCGCTCCTGTGTGCAAGAAAGAAGATGCACACAAGTATTTCTACTCACCGTCTTTCGATAACATGGAGATGATGCAGTTCATTGCAGACGTAAAGCCAGAGTATCGAAAAGAATTTCCTGCAATTACACACATTGATAATACAGCCAGACTACAAGTAGTCACACCTGAATTCAACGAGCCGCTATATAATATCTTAGATGCGTTCGATGGAGTTTTGATTAACACGTCATTCAATGTTCAAGGTAAGCCTATACTAAATAGTATGAAAGAGGCGATGAACGTACTTGACAACACAGGACTCGATCACGTGGTTGTTGAATATGAAGGTGACTACTGGCTGTTTTAATGTGGCATTATAAAAATTTACACTACGATCCAAGTGAAGACGAACTACAAGATTACGTAGGTTTCGTTTATCGCATCACTGAACTTGATACTGGTAAGAAGTATATTGGTAAAAAGTTTTTTTGGGCAACGAGAAAGTTGCCACCCTTAAAAGGTCAGAAACGAAAGCGTACTAAACGTACGATTTCAGACTGGCAAGATTACTTCGGCAGTTCCGAAGAACTCAAGCAACTTGTAGAAAAGAAAGGTCACGATGCTTACCACCGAGAAATACTTCGGCTGTGTAAGACTAAGGGCGAATGTTCTTACTACGAAGCCAAGCTACAGTTCGAATACGATGTATTGCTTCGTGACGATTATTACAATGAGTTTATAGGTTGTAAAATTCACTCAAAACATTTGAAGAGAGACGATGGGCAATATAGCGGCGGCACACTGGGGTCATGATTCCGCAATCTGTTTTTATAAAGCCGACACTCAAACATTTCACACCGTTGAAATGGAAAAGTTGTCTGGTATTAAGCATTTTCGTGGACATGGCAGACATCATCAAACTGTAGATTGGCTGAAAAAAGTTTTAAAAGTTGCAGAAGAAGAATTTGGTATCGAAAATGACTTCGATACTTTTATCATTGGTTCCTGCGATAGGTATCTAGATCCAGAACTTCATGAATTTAATTCTGGATTAAAAGTCAATCCTAAGCACGTCAGAGAAGTATTCAACGTTCGTGAATTCAAAGTAGCATATCGACATCATGCGGGTCATGCGTGGTGTGGAGTTGCGCAGTCTCCATGGGAGGGTAAAAAGTGTGCTGTGTTTACACACGATGCTGGTGGCGATGACGGTCATACATTCATGTGGAAACACGTTAACAATATTTGCATATCTAAACAAACCCCTCACTGGCACAACCCTCCTGACAGAGCGTATTTTGGTCGCTATTACACTGCATCATCTTGTCATGGTGTACATGATATTGCTTCTAAGACGGAACAGTCTTTAGACATTGCTGGTAAAGTAATGGGAGCGGCGGCATATGGCAGGCAATCATCGCCGTGGTATATTGTGGGGCAAAGGCTCTATAAAGAAGATCCTGATACGATTGAATGGATTAATCCCATGGCAAATTTCTTTAAAGCTTGGTACTTGCAGACACAAGAAGAATTAGAGGCAAAGGGAATTCGTGGTTACAAGAATGGTAAACAGTATCTTAATAAAATTATTGCTGAATCGCCTGAGCAATTTAATCCATATGAATTTTGGACATCACCGCTTGGTTTAACTTGGAGAGAACAGACTGATATTGCATTGGGAATTCAGCATCAACACGAAAGAGAAGTCGTAGCGTTTGTCAAAAAGCATCGAGATTTTATTCGAAAGTGTGACAACAAACTTGTCATATCTGGTGGATGCGCGTTGAATCTTCTCACAAATAAAAGAATACAAGAAGAATTAGAAATTGAAGTTTATGTTCCACCAAACGCCCATGATTGTGGGCTGCCTTTTGGATTTCTTATTCAACATTTAGCAGAGATTGGCAACGATGTGTGGAAACGTGGCGTCGATATTACATACTCTGGTCCAAAACTTCATGATAGACATGAGCTTGACAAATACAAAAAACAGTATTATCATGAAGAGATTACAATTTCTGATTTTGCAAAACTTTTGAGAGATGATGAAATCATTGGTTTCATGCAAGGCGGTGGAGAAGTAGGAGCTAGGGCTTTAGGCAATCGATCCATTCTATGTGATCCAAAAGGCTTTGATAAGAAAGACAAAGTGAATATTGTAAAGCGGCGAGAACCTTATCGACCCTTTGCTCCAATGTGCCGTTACGAAGACGCTGAAAAATATTTTGAAGCATACAGTTACGAGAATCTTGCGTACATGAATTTTGCTGTAACGACTCGGGCTGAATATGTGGAAGAACTTGCGGCTGTCACTCACGTTGATGGCACAGCAAGATTGCAGACGGTGACACGAGACCAGAACAAATTCATACATGATTTGCTAACAGAATTTGATGGTGTTTTATTGAACACTTCTTTCAATGTTCAAGGCAAACCAATACTAAATACATTAGAAGAAGCGTTTACAGTGCTAGATAAAACAGCACTCGACGGAGTGGTGTACTTAGATGATGATGAAAAACTGTGGCTTTTCAGATCAAAAAAAGCATAAATAATTTAATAACTCAATCGATGTGGTAATCCATGCTCAAGTTTTCTAATTACATTCAACAACTCGACGAAGGCGTCAACGATCCCGCAATCTTCAAAGCAATCTTTCTTGCGGGTGGTCCTGGTTCGGGTAAGTCGTTTATCGTGGGCAAGACTGGTCTCACTTCTATGGGATACAGAGTCGTTAACTCAGACGATGCATTTGAAGCGGCTATGAAGAAAGCTGGCATGGAGATGAGTCCTGATAATATCTTTTCTGTCAAGGGTCAAGAACTTCGTGGTAAAGCAAAGCGTCTCACATCAACAAGACAAGCTGGTTACATCAAAGGTCGTCTTGGTCTTGTGATCGACGGCACTGGTAAAGATCCAGACAAGATCGCAACGCAAGCACAGAAACTTAAAGCACTTGGCTACGACACTGCAATGATCTTTGTTAATACTGATATGGACACAGCCCTTGAGCGCAATCGACAACGTGAACGATCACTGCCAGACAAAGAAGTAGAAGAGTATTGGAAAGCTGTCCAACGCAATGTGGGCAAGTTTCAACGTATGTTTGGTAAGCCAAACTTTCTTGTAGTAGACAACTCAGCGGGTAAGAACTACGAGAAAGAAACGCTACGTGCTTATCGTGACGCTACTAAATTCACTCAGAAGCCTGTGGAGAATGCCAAGGCGAAGAAGTGGATTGAAGACGAAAAAGCGAAAGCAAAAAGAACTTGACAAAACCGAAATTAACGTGTACAATAAGCTTGTGCGCGTCAGGGTAAGAATATATACTGAATAAGGTGAAACATTATGGCGATCACTTCTAAAAGATTAGAAATCTTTGAAATACTAGAAAAGTTCGAACAGGCTAAGAATAAGCAAGAGCGAGTAAAAGTATTGAGACAGAACGATATTATGCCTCTGCTAGATGTACTGCGAGGCACATTCGATGAAGCAATTCAATGGAATCTTCCAGGTGGTACGCCTCCGTACACACCTAGCTCTGAAGAGTCACCTCCTTCGACTCTTCTCAGACATCATCGCAACTTCAAATATTTCGTCAAAGGTTTGCGCGAAAGTAGCAAGCTTGGCCCTATTCGTCGCGAGCGTATGTTTATCGATATGCTCGAGGCGGTACACCCACGAGATGCAGAAATTCTCATCTCAATGATCAATAAGAAGAGCCCTGTGAAAGGATTAACTAAGACAGTCGTAAAGGAGGCATTCCCAGAGTTAATCTCAGCATGATTATGATCCAAGTAAACTAAAAAAGGAACATTGCCTATGGTAGAATCCAATCAAATTGAACGCTTGAGGAAAGACTCAAGAGAACTTGGACATTACATTCATAAATTGCAAAAAAGAGGTAAGACAGATATTGCCTATAAAATGGCTAAGAAACAATCGTTTTTAGAAGCCGCAATATCGCAAGTCGAAACTCGCTTAAGGGGGTGATCCTTATCTAAGGTGAGCCTCGGCAACGGGGCTCATCACTTTAGATTGGACTACTAGGAAAAAACATATGCCGCTGTACACAATGAAGAACACAACCACCGGAGAAGTTAAAGACATGATGATGTCTATCTCTGCGATGGAAGAAATGAGAGCCACAGGAGACTGGACACAAGTCATCGGTGCACCAAATCTCGTTACACACACAGGTAACATGATTAACAAGACTTCAGGCGATTGGAAAGATCATCTTAAAAATATCAAGAAAGCCTCTGGTACTCGTGTAAAAAATTCTATTAATGTATGATGACAAATAAACAGCGGAACGAGTCGATGCATATTCGAATCGACGATCTCATTACAATTGATCCTATCACTGATCGCCAAAAGCATGCCTTTGATGCATGGAGAGATGGCGACAACATGGCTCTAGTTGGCACAGCAGGTACAGGCAAAACATTTCTTGCCATGTATCTCGCACTAGAAGAAGTGATGGATAAAAGTTCGCCTTACGAATCAGTCAAAATTATTCGATCAGTTGTACCCACACGTGATGTTGGCTATCTGCCTGGTACGATTGAAGAAAAACTCAACGCATATACAGGACCATATCGAGCAATCGCATCTGAGTTGTTTGATGGAGATGCTGGTGCGTACGACAAGCTTGTACACAACAAATATATAAGCTTTGAGTCAACGTCATATATTCGTGGTGTGACGTTTGACAATTCTATTGTAATTGTGGATGAAATGCAGAACTTAAATTTTCATGAATTAGATTCTGTTATGACAAGGATTGGTCATTGTTCTAAAATCATTTTCTGTGGCGACTACTACCAATCTGACTTTAGATCCGAAAACGATAAGAAAGGTATAAATATCTTTCTACAGATAGTTGAACAACTGAAGCACTTTTCTGTGATCAGTTTCAACTGGGAAGATATAGTAAGAAGTGGTCTTGTAAGAGACTACATCATGACAAAAGAATGGATGGAGATCCGATGAACAGAGAAGCAGTTTACGAACAATTAAAAATAGACGAAGGAGTCGAGTATGTCATCTACAACGATCACCTCGGTTACCCCACGTTTGGAGTTGGTCACCTTATCCTCGAAAGTGACCCGGAACACGGACAACCAGTTGGTACTGGAGTTACGGAAGAACGAGTTAAGGAGTGTTTTGACCACGACCTCGACCTCGCCATCGGAGAGTGTGAACACTTATACGGCGCAGGGGAATTTGGAGACCTACCAGACGAGGTCCAGCAAATCTTGGTTAATATGATGTTTAACATGGGTCGTACCCGACTGAGCAAATTTAAGAATTTCAACGCCGCTATTGCAGAAGGCGATTGGAAACGTGCCGCCGTTGAAGGGCGTGACAGTCTTTGGTATCGTCAGGTCACTAATCGCGCGGAAAGACTAATGGAGCGAATGGAGAACGTTTGATCATGGCTAAGTACAGCCGATTTGATTCCCGAAACAAAAAGCGTAACAATCATAAAAATCGTTACTTAGATAGAACCAATGCAAAAGGCAAGAAGCGTCAATTCAAAGACGATTATACTACCGAGCAGTGGTCAGAAAAGTACGCAATGGAGAAAGCAATCTCGATTGACTTATATTAGATGAACTTTGAACTGTATCATGATCCCATAAAGAAACACCCTTATCTCTTCACCTACGGCACAGAAGTCGATTGGAGAGGTACTCCTGGAGTTGGGGATATACTTTTTGGATTAAATGCAGTTCATATGATGGTTCATCTAATACGCAAGCGCCGTCCGCTTGAGCAGATGACGATGAATGTTTTTTGGGAACATCCTGAAGATCACTTACATCACTTCGAAGATCCTGAAACAATCATCGAGCGAGCCGAGTATCTTCATAATTTTTATTATGACAAAGACGCAGTGAAGATGAACCACATCTTTGACTCCACTGACCACGAGATCACTAAACTACGGCACAGAGGATTTCAACGACAACGAAGTCCTCTCGCTGTTCTTGACGGTATCCCTTCTTGGGTATTTCGCGAAGATGTTTGGACTGATCCAGTAGAAAACAAAGTTGTCTTTTGGCGACCTTTGTTCAACGCAGAAACTCCACGTGGCTGGAAACGAACTTTCTTTCCCGAAGACTGGGAAAAGATTATTCACATTTTAGAAATGAAAGGCTTTAATCTCGTTGAACTAACGTATCGCACGCCAGTTCGTGAAGCCATGTATCACATACGCACCTGTCGTTTCTGTATCTTCTATGATGGTATGTGGCAGTACATTGCTCGCAATCTGTGCAAGCCTGTCATTGCGCTTGGTGATAGCGGCATACTTGAAGTACACAATCCACAGGGCGTTCACTTTCTCAAGCCACACATGCCAGAGAATGATTTTTACGCATACATAGATAAACTTCCACACATACTTTCGCACATGGATCAGAGAGCGAATCGTTATAAAAAGAAAATATTAGGTGAAATATATGGGTGACATAAAGATTGACAGAGCAGTGATTGAAGTACAAGGAGCGTGTAACTTTGATTGCTCAATGTGTCCTCAAGACAAACGTGAAGGTGGTCGTCATAAAGACTTTCTTACAAAGATGTCGTTGCTTGAGTTTGAGACCTACGTAGCAGACTGTAAGAAACACGGACTGCGCGTTGTCAATCTAGATGGCTCAGGTGAAGCAACTATCAATCGCAATCTGCCCGAGTACATTAAGATTGTCAAGAAGTATGACGCACAAGCAGTAATCTTCTCTAACGGATTTAAAATGCATGGTCAGTTCATGCGTGACTGTGTAGATGCTGGTCTTGACTTTTTTCGATTCTCTTTCATTGGTTCTACGCCCGAAGACTATGACAAGTGGATGTACAACACACGCGGTAGTAACTATCATTTGATCAAGAAGAACATCAAAGAGATGATTGACTACGTGAAAGAATCTGGTTCAAGTTGTGTTGTCGAGACGTACCATCTAATTACAGACAATGCAAACCTCGAGACAGAGTTAGAAAATTACAAGAAGATTGTCGAAGAGCTTGGTTGCAAAACAGAAATCTGGAAGATGCATAACTGGTCTGGTGCATGGGACATCGGAGAGAATGCTCGCAAAGGAAAGGTGAAGACTTGTGGAAGACCTTTTAGTCCCGATGTCGTTATTCGTGCTGGCGGTCTTGACGGTAAAAGAGGTGCTGTTCATCCTTGCTGTCAAGTACTGGGACGAGACGAAGAAGCCGTTCTCGGACACTGTTCAGAAAACACAATCGAAGAAGTCATCCGAGGACCAGAGTACTCGGCCCTAAGAGAGTCACATCGTACGGGTGACTATCCAGACTACTGCAAGAATTGTGATTTTCTTCTTGACGATCCTGAAGTATTAGTGTATACTAACAATGATCGCGACTTACACAAAATGATTGGAACAGAGTTCAACTTAGATGATTACCGATAAGCCAGAAGTATGGATGATTGCAATCACGGGTAATCCCATATCAGAATATTATAAAGAGTATTGCACTCCCAGCTGGACCAAACACGGGTTCAAGGTCAATCACTTCGAAGCGAAGACGCCCAAAGACCTTGAGACAGAAGAGTGCAACTTTCTTCCGTTTCGAATGAAGCACAGCTATTCGCGTAATCTTGATGTAGAGTTTACTGAAACAGAAAAGGCTGTTTGGTATAGTCACTACTATGCATGGAAGAAATGCTGGGACGAACAGACGCCTTTTATTGTTGCAGAACATGATGCGCTTCTTCGAAAGGACGTGGACCCTAAAGCGTATCTCACAAACATGACCTGTCTGTGTCATGACGAACGTATCAACAAAAACGGTGAAGTTTATGGTCGGGCTAAGTTAGCTGGCGGAGCGTACTATCTAACGCCTTATGCCGCAAGAGAACTGATGCGTATTCGTCATCACAAAAAAATCATCTACAACTCTGATGCATGGATTCATAGAACGTGTGACAAGTTTGGTAGATGGAGAGAAGGTACGTGTATGCAGTATAAGAATGAAGATGTAGGCGTAACAATTGAACACAATCATCCAGGTAAATCATGAAAAGACTCATATATCAAGTTTGCTTAGGCAAAGCGAAAAACTCTGCTCTTTATTCGAAGTGCATTCAGTCAGTAGCAGAGTATTGTTGGAAGAATGAAATCGATCACATCGTACAAACTACGCCTAAATTAAAAATAGCGCCTGATCCGTTTATGTCGAATCGTAGTAAAGAAGCGACTGCGAATCATGGTGGCTTTCTTCCTATCTACGAGAAAGAAAATGCGTTTGATTTGCTAGATGAATATGATCAGATTGCAATCATTGATGCTGACATCTACATTCGCGAAGGCTCACCAAACATCTTCGATGACTTTGGTACTGAACACGCCTTTGGTGCAGTCTGTGAACGTGAGATGCCAATTCAAGATTGGTATAAACAAAAGATTGTTAACTACTCGCATATGCAGTATGCTCAACTGCAAAGCAACAGAACTGATTTCAAGCCCAACACGCTTGGATTTGAATTTTTTAATATGGGTATGATCTTACTGAACTGCGCTAAGTTCAAACCATATCTCAAGGGACAGACAGCAAAACAGTTTATCGAACGTGCTGAGTTTATGGATTTTGTGAACGGCAGAGGCGCATGGAAATGGAGTACTGACCAGACGTTACTTAACTTTTTTCTGAAGAAATACGATGTGCCTACAATGCACATGGACGCTAAATGGAACGGTCTATATACTGCACACAAAGACATTAAAGACTGTCATTTCGTTCACTTCTTTCTGAAAGACAAGCTACCAGATCGAGGTGAGAACGTCGAGGAGCTGATGGCGCAAATATGAGTTATGAAGAAAAGACTCAAAAGTACAGTACATGGGGTGACAAGTATCTACAACATACGGACGTGCTGTACTCGATTCAGTATGAAGAGAAATTCAAGCCTATCAACGTTCAGTTATCGCTGTGCGAAATCTGTGATAGCGACTGCCCGTTCTGTTCTGTTGCGGCTCGTCCACTAAAAAGTTACATCCCATGGCCTAAGTTGGTCAAGATGATGGAAGACTTTAAGACACTCGGCGCTAAAGCAGTTGAGATCACCGGTGGTGGTAATCCTATGCTGTATCGTGACAAAGAGCATAAGAAGAATATCACAGACGTAGTAGAGTTATGCGGTCAACTTGGCTTTGATGTGGGTATCATTACCAACAGCGAAAACATCGAGCGACATCTTAATGAGCGAGCGTTCAAGTGGCTCAACTGGATTCGAATCAGTCTGATTAAACTTGACGAAGGTAAGAATCCCGAAGATTATGATTTCGGATCATTCCCTCGTGATAAGATCGGTCTGTCGTATATTATTTACGACGGCACTGGCGGTGTACCTGACGAACTGTCTCGCACAAAGAAGCCGTATATTGGCACTACGAAAGAGTCGATTCAAAAGATTGCTCGACTGATCGAACTAAATCCCGAAGTTAAGTTCTGTCGTATCGCAGGCAATGCGTTGGTTGATGGCTATCAGACAGAGATTCAGAACAAGTGGCGACCTGTGATCGAAGAGATCGACAGTCTGTCAAAGTTTTTTATCAAAGACATCTGGGACGCAACACGACCTTTCGAAGAGGGCTGTTACGTTGGCTTGACTCGACCATATATCGCACCACATCCAGATGGCGGTGATTATCAAGTGTATATGTGCACGAGTCACGTGTTAGAAGATCGTACGTACAAGCTGGAATTTTCGCTTGGTAGTATTGACAACGTAGTCGAAATATGGGATAATGCTAATCTGAAGTACTCTATGAATGGATATCCGTATGAAGTAAGAGACAACAAAGGCAAGTGTTGGGATAAGGCTTGCGGTACTTGTTTGTATTACAACAACAATCGGTTGCTTCATACAGTAGCACAACGAATGGACCTCGACGATAGGAATTTTGCATAAATGTTTGACAAGCATTATTATGAAAGCAACAACTACACCAACTACTTAGATCGACAAGATCGCTACATTCGCCTCGCAGAAGAGGTCAGCGACTTTCTAAGTAAGATGAACCTACTACAAGAGCCAGTGCTTGACTTTGGCTGTGCAGTGGGTTTTTTGCTTAAGGGACTTGAAGGACGAAATCTAGATTGTTATGGCGTAGACATTTCAGAGTGGGCACTAGAGAAAGCACGTGAGCGTGGTCATGACGTAAGAAGTGAAGTTGACTGGCTTAAAAAGCATGGTGTTGTGTTTGGGCTCGACGTGTTCGAACACATGAACTATGACGATCTGGAAGCGTTCTTTAAAAAGATTAAGACAAAAGCAATTGTTTTTCGTATGCCTGTCTGTGCCAATCCAGGTGAAGACTATGTGCTAGAATGTTCTCGCGTTGATCCTACTCATGTAGTTCGCTGGACAAAGGCTATGTGGCGTGAGTTTTTTCGTACGTTCGGTTTTCTCAGTGTCGAGTTAAATCTTTCTACTATATACAACAGCGAAGGTGTTTACTCTGGTATTGCATTGAGACATGAGTACTAACTATAAAATAGAGCAACTGATCACTGAGGAAGAAAGAAAAGAACTTAGAAATTTATTTGACACACTTGATCCTCAACTTGCTCATCAAGACTATAATCTTTTTGATGTAGACAAACGTGATCTACATCCTAAGCAGTGGAATGACACCATTCAAAAGATTTCTGCAAGAGGTGAAAGTAAAGGTCTTACTACTCATGCTCATTATTTTATAAAGTATGAAAAAGATGCGTTTACCAGAATACACACAGACGATGATAAAGTCATAAAATTAACAATCATCACCATGATAGAAACAAAAGATTTAATTGGTGGTGGTAGTTTGATTTATGATAAATACAATAGGAAGCCGAGACCCGCATTTAAATATGCGAAAAGAACCGGTAATGGTCACGGTCCATATGGAAGAGACATTATACCGGTAATCGTAGAAACAAAGGATGGTGAATCGATGATCTACGACGGCAAAACTCTGCACGGTGTTACGCAGGTTCAACAAGGACATAGACTAGTATTAGTGAGTTGGTTTAAATGACAGAGATTTTTGACTCAGACGGTTACGGAAATATTTTAGATTCCGACGGCAACATCCAGTACATCTTTGAATCAGATGGCTGGTACATGTACGATTCGGACGGTCTTTTAGTTCTTGCACCTGTTCAAGATTTTGACTCTGGTGTGGTTCCGGCAGATTCTGCCGATAGCATTTTTGTAGAATGGCCTAAAACTTATATTGCACACAGAGGCAATCTTTACGGACCTAATCCTGAACTAGAGAATACAATTCCACATATTGACTCTGCGATGGGTCAAGGATTTCACGTTGAGGTTGATGTTTGGAATATCAACGGAACCATGGTTCTGGGTCACGATCAGCCAAGAGATAGTGACATTCTTTCAAATTATGTCACAGACAACTTCTTTATCAATCGCTCAAATCGGCTGTTAATTCATTGTAAGAATGCCGAAGCTTTATGTCACATGATGGGTTTAACATCGACGCATGGTCCTGCATTTGAATATTTTTTCCACGATAGTGATGCTTATACATTAACATCACAGTCGAGTATCGTTGCATATCCTAATAAACCTTGTCCTCTCCACGTCGATGTAACTCCTACAACAATTGCGATGATGCCCGAAAGACACAACACAGACACCACAGACTTCAAAAAAATCTGTACAGACTACCCAGTGAGATATCGCGACACCAGTTCTTAGACATGATAAAGCTTATATTATTTGATCTTGATGGAGTATTAATCGACGCTAAAGACATTCATTACCGAACGCTAAATGATGCGCTCGGTAGTGTTGGCGACTACACCATCACGCCCGAAGAGCATCTTAACATCTATGACGGTCACAAGACACGTCAGAAGTTGGACATGCTCACCAAAAATAAAAACCTGCCTCTTGAAGCACATGACTTTGTTTATACCCGCAAGCAAGAACTTACGCTAAACGAGATTCGGCTACTCAAGCAACAGTCACACATCGTAGAACTATTCCAAAGATTGGATGTAAATGGTTATAAAATTGGCGTCTGTTCTAACAGCATTCGCTCAACTGTACTAACAGCCCTAGCCAAGACTGATCTGATCGAGTATTGCTCTGTCATCATTTCAAATGAAGACGTAAAGAACAGCAAGCCTCATCCAGAGATGTACTGGAAGGCTATGTCGATGATGAACTGTTTGCCCGAAGAGACGATTATTGTCGAAGACTCACCACCCGGACTGCTGGCGGCTGAACGTTCTAGAGCCAAATATATAAGAGTAACAGATCCGTCGCAAGTGACGGTCGAGAATATCATGCCTAAGATTAATGGAGAACCAATTGTGAACAAGTGGAAAGATGAAAAGTTGAACGTGCTGATTCCTATGGCGGGTGCGGGTTCTCGATTCGCTGAAGCAGGCTACACTTTTCCTAAGCCTTTGATTCAAGTTAACGACAAGCCTATGATTCAAGTTGTTGTAGAGAATCTTGGTCTTGATGCAAACTACATCTTTGTTGTGCAGAAGAGTCATCGTGAGCAGTACAATCTGGACACGATGCTTGGTCTCATCTCACCGAACTGCAAAGTTGTTGAAGTCGATGGTATCACAGAAGGTGCGGCATGTACTGCGCTACTTGCAAAAGAGTACATTGACAATGACGCGCCTCTGTTTTTTGCAAACAGCGACCAGTATGTTGAGTGGGATCCAGTCGAGTTTATGTACAAGATGCAAGAAACGCAAGCAGATGGCGGTATCGTCACGTTCAAAGCAACTCATCCCAAATGGTCGTTTGCTAAAGTAGATGACAAAGGCTTTGTGACTGAGGTTGCAGAGAAAAATCCTATCAGCGATAACGCAACAGTAGGCTACTACTATTGGAAACGTGGTGCTGACTTTGTAAAGTATGCAGAGCAGATGATCGAAAGAGATGTACGTGTTAACAACGAATTCTATGTCTGTCCAGTGTTTAATCAAGCCATCGAAGACTGCAAGAATATTCGTATTCATGAAGCAGAAAAGATGTGGGGACTTGGAACACCTGAAGACTTAGAGTACTATCTAAAGAACTTCGACAATGAGATTTGATGAGCCTAAAGACTGGGAGTTATATCCAGGCGATACTTTCTATCAGAAGTTTAAGAGTAGAGGCGAACTCTATTCGATGACTCTTCCTGACTGGGAGATTGCAGAGAAATATCTTGATCGCAAGCGAGGCTGTCTTGATATCGGTGGACACATTGGTACAACCGCATTGCGTTATGCAAACAACTTCGAACAAGTCTATTCGTTCGAACCTCTTTATCACGAGATAATGAATCGAAACCTGAGCCACGTCACTAACATCGAAGTATATCCTTATGCTGTTTCAGATGCAGACGAAGAGATGACAATGATCATGCGCTCAGGTAATACTGGTCTGTCTTTAATTCTTACAGATGAAACACGGCACTATAAAAATAGATCGGGTTACAATCCTAAAGAAATCAAGATGGAAACAAGAGTAGTAGACGATTACTATTTCGCAGAGATCGATTTCATTAAGATTGATACAGAAGGCTTTGTACTACGTCCTCTTAAGGGAATGCTACATACACTTGAAGAGAACGATTGGCCTTTGCTTCAGATTGAATTTAATAATTTGAATCAGAACACAGCAGAGTGCTTTGCTCTGTTGAAAGATTTAAAATACGAGCAAGTCGATCAGTTTCATGTAGATCATTTTTTTCGGCGAGTTTAATCATGAGAGTCGCAGTCTGTATTTCTGGTGCTTGTGTAAGCAAGAATCCTAATACCACCCTTCAAAAAAATCTAAGCAGAGTTAGACGATTCTTTCCTGATTATGATTATCATTTTGCTACATGGTCTGGATTTCAAGAGACGTTTGAAAACAACTTTCCCGAAGAAACCGCACACTACTATCCTGAGCCTGATATAGGCTATCATCCTTACTTTGACATTCCTGAATCATTATGGGAATCAAGTCGCTTTCGCGAAGTAAAAGCCTTCATTCAAAGAGGTGGCATACCTCGACGCGAATGGACTTCACATCACACAAAACAACACTTGATTCATGCTTGGCTATGTGATAAGATAAAAGATGATTATGATGTAATCGTACGTGCGCGATTCGACACGTGGATCTACGAACATGCAGATTTTATACCGTACGTGATTGATACGTATGAAAAGAATCGCATCAATTCGTTTTCTGCTACGAAGCAACAACATTTCGATAAGTTGCGGCAGTTCGACACTAAGCCAGGTGGCAGACATCATAACTGGATTGTAGATCAGTTAATTATGCATCCGATGAGTTTTATCGACAGAGCCTATGTTGATAGGCTACACGAAGAAAAACGCTTGCATCCCGCAGAGATGGGTTGGTATCAAGTATTGAGCAAGCCTAATGGAAGCACACATCGATGCTTTGATGGTTGGGTGAATCACGATAAAAACGTTTTGGAAAAATTCTTTAAATGAAGAAGATCATACTACAACATTGGACAGGACCTCTGGGTGAACTAGAAGAGCGTTCAAAAGCAAACATCGAAGAGTATGCTAAGTTCTGCGGTGCAGACTATCAGTTGATATCTGGTAACGTGTTTAGAAAACATCTATCAGCACCATGCCAAAAGATGATAATGCTTGACCCGCAGTTTGATGAGTACGATATGGTCGTCATGATGGACATCGATATGTTCACTCGTAAGGGCATGACGAAGAACATCTTTACAGATGATACAGGCATTGGTCGTCACTTCGGCATTCAGCCTTCGTTACGTCAGAAACTCTATCAGAGATTTCCCTTGCTCGGCGACACTCGATATCCGTATTGGGGTGGATCTATCTATCGTCTAGACAAAGACATTCGTAAGAAGCTTCGAATTCATATGGTAGATTGGGAGATGGATCATTTTAATAACAACTACGAAGACGAAGGCATTATGCACCGTCTCGCAATCAAAGCAAATCTCAAAGAAACGCCAGATGTCTATCTCGACGAAGACAAGTGGAATCGGTCGTCGTTCGAAGAGAATGTAAGTGACGGATATATAATCCACGTAAGGCGTAAGATGAAGAACACGCCTGGCAGACCATCGCCAAAGCAAGACAAGATTTTGAACTATAGAAAATTAGTGGAGAAGGGAATTCTAGAATGAAAGTAGTGATTACAGGAATGGCAGGTTTTATTGGCTTTCATACTGCCCTTCGATTTCAACAAGCTGGTTATGAAGTACAAGGCTTTGACAACTTCAATAGCTACTATGATCCTCAACTTAAGTACAAGAGAGTAGGTAAGTTAAACGTTGATCATGGAATTATTTGCCCGAACTGTGATCTGAAAAGAAAAGACGATTTTGCAGGCTGGCTAAAAAGAAGCAAGCCCGATCTTGTAGTTCATCTCGGTGCCATGGCAGGCGTTCGATACTCTATGGAGAATCCACAAGAGTACATCGACAACAACGTAACAGGTACTCTGAATCTAATTCAAGCCTGCGAAGAAGCGGGTGTCGAAAACGTCATCTATGCTTCAACTTCTTGTGTGATGCACGGCAACGATTTACCATGGAAAGAAGATGACTATCTGTATCAGCAGATCAATCCGTATGGCTATACGAAGTGCATCAACGAGTCGCAGTTTGCCATCTCTAAAATTCCCAATGCTGTCGGCATGAGATTCTTTACAGTCTATGGTCCGTGGGGTCGACCTGACATGGCGTTATTCGACTTTACAAAGAACATCCTTGCGGATAAAGAAATCACGCTATTTAACTACGGTGACATGAAGCGAGACTTTACATACATCGACGATATCGTACAGGGCATTTGGCTTGTGTCACAGAATATGACACCACGCGACATGTACAACATCGGCTATGGCAAGCAAGTCGAACTAGAAAGATTTGTAACAGCAATCGAAACGTCTCTGGGCAAGAAGGCTATTAAAGCGTATGGTCCGAAACATCCTGCTGATGCAACAGAGACTTGGAGCGACACAACGAAACTTCAGAAACTTGGTTACAATCCTTCTACGCCAATCGAAGAGGGCGTTGACAACTTTGTGAAATGGTATATGGAGCACTACTCGTGAAGAATGTAATTTATCAGTATTGGGACGGCAACGTTCGACCTAGCGCACAGTACGGCTCTGACTGTATGCGTGAATATGCAGAGCGAATTGGTGCTGAGTATGTGTTCGATAGAAATGCACAGTTCGGTAAGAAGTATGGATTAGGAAGAGTAACCCCTTATTATGGATGTTTTAAGCCCGTCTTCGACGACAAATATCTTGATTACGATAATGTTCTGTTTTGCGATACTGATATATTTCCAGTCGATGGACTAGAAGAGAGCGTTTTCGAATCATTTACTGGTGAACTGGGTATGGGTCAAGAGCCTTTACAGCCGCAGTATCGCTACGACAAAAAGTTGAACAAGCAGTGCAATTCGAAAACCGAAGAACACTGGGCTAAACTGGTGACAGAAAAGTACGGCTGTGATTTGCCACGCGACGATCAGAATCGTCTACTTGTATTCAACTCAGGCGTTGTGTTATACTCTAATGCAGGCTTACGCAAATGCCGTGAGCAGTTTAAGCCGTTTCAAGAATATGTGCAGTTAGTCGACCGGGATCCAATCTGTGGTGGTAAAGTGTATGGTACTGACCAAGGCTATCTACACGCAATGGCTATGTCGATGGACATTGATTTCGTTGAGTTAGATACAGAATGGAATAGATGCGTAACGTGGGATCCATATGACAACGGCAATTCATTTGCAAGAACAGCAGTTGATCCAAAAACAAAAAAGACTAAGTTTGTACATATTCAGATGAGAGGCGCAGACAATCAGTCTGATAAATGGCATTGGACTGTCGCGAATAAGCCTAAGTCTGAATGGACACAAATGCAAAATGGTACCATGATACGATGAATTTTTTTGAGTACGAAGACTACGACGATTATGTCAAGCATCAAAAGAAGTGGTATGCGTTGAAGCTGGGCAAGATCGTATATGTCAAGTCTGACACCATTAAACAGATCGTAGAGAATAAGCCTTTTGCATCTAGTGTTCTGTGTCACGGTACTCGATCAGGTGAAGAACAACGTCTGTTTCAAGCACTAGTGCCCTCAGCGAAAGTTGTAGGCTCTGAAATTGGTGATGGCTGTGAGCAATTTCCTATGACTGTTCAATGGGACTTCAATAACAAGAATCCTGATTGGGTAGGAAAGTTTGATATCGTATACACGAATGCATTTGATCATTGCATCACTCCTGTCAAGACACTTAAAGTTTGGAGAGACCAGCTTACTCCGAGCGGCAGACTCTTTGTTGAATATGCCGAGAATCGTTCTAACGTTTCAGAATCAGATCCTATGGGTGCGACAAACGAAGAGGTGCGTGGCTTTATCAAAGAGGCTGGAATGAAGGTAGTCTTAGAGTTGACGAAAGATATTAAACATCGAGGTAGAGTCTTTGTCTGTGAGAAGTAAAATATTTTGTATAGGTCTGTCTCGTACTGGCACTACCAGCTTCAGTGACTTCATGGCTCGCTGTGGCTATAACATCTTACATTATCCAAATGAGACGCAACTGTTCGGTGGATTTGGTGATGGTGCGAGCGACATACCCGTTGTACTGCACTACAAGAAACTTGACAAGATGTTTCCTAAGTCAAAGTTTATCTACACGATTCGGGACAACTGGGCTGATGCTGTAGAGCCTTACTTCTTGCGCAAGAAAGGGCGTGTGAATCAGGCATCGGCTCAGTTAGAGATTCGAAGACAGGTATATGGTAGTGTTGACTGGAATCGTGAACTGTATACAAATGCGTATACTAAACACGATGAAGACGTACGAGAGTACTTCAAAGATCGTCCTGATGATCTGTTGATTCTTGATATCATTGGCGGTGATCCTGTAAGCAAAGTTACAGACTTTCTTGGTATTGAAACTAAACTAACAGAGTTCCCAAAATCTAATTCGCGAGAGAAAACTTGGAAATGAATGACGCATATGTGATCACATTACAAGACAATGAGATGTCGAATGAGTGTGCAGACAAGCTTATCGAATCTTCCCGATCGGTAAATAACGAGTTCGAAATCACCAAGTTCGATGCAATCGTTCCCGAGCGGGTAATTTCTTTAATGCAGTTGCACAATCTCAAGTGGAACTATCCTATGTCAGAGCCTGTGCTTGACATGCAGACAGGACTGTGGAAGCATCCCTATGTTACTGCTGTGACTGAAAAGCGCATTGCTTGTTTTCTGTCTCACTATCTTCTGTGGCAAAAGTGTGCGAAGGGTAAAGAAGGTATGTTCATCTTCGAACATGATGCAGAGTTTATCGAGCGAGTAGACGTGGCTCTGCTAAATCAAAGTTCTTTTGATATCATTGCATTGAACGATCCACGAGGTGCAACTCGTAAGTCTTCTGAATACTATCAGGCTGTCAAACTAAAACTGCCCGAGAAAGTTGTGCCTGTGCCCAAGATCGATCAAGATCAGATTCCTCAAGGTCTGCCTGGCAACTCTGCATACTTTATTAAGCCAGAAGGTGCTGTCAAACTGCTCCGTCTAGTCAATGAGTACGGCGCTTGGCCTAATGATGCAATTATGTGCCGCCAGCTAATGCCTAAGAAACTAGGCATTGTTACAATGTTCAATACAAAAGTGCAAGGCGTTGAATCGACTACAACGTTATGAAAATAGGCGTCTTCGTTGCAGGTCAAATTCGAAATGATTTCGATGACGCGAGATACTGTCTCGATCTTTTAGAGAATGGATTTCCCACCGCGGAGTTCAAGTATCTGGTATGGGACTATGAAGTTGAGCAACATCGAAGACTGCTGAACACGATCTCACTGGGTGATTTAGAAAAGATATCTAACTTTGACATTCACTACAGTCCATATCTGGACAATCCTACCGCCAGCGAACATTATCAGTACAAGAAAAAACTGAAGAATCCAAACGAACGGCATCTGCATCAAACAAAGCAGATGCTACTGCACGATCATCTGATGCAGTTACACGGATCAAAGTACGATGTAGTTGTTCGTGTTCGATGGGACACCTGGGTTTCTCCTCTAATAGACTTTACATCGTATGCAAAAGAATGCTATAATAACTCCTGTGTAATTTCTATAAACACTCGATCTGATTATTGGAATGATCTTCTGCACATAGGCGAAGATCACGGCACTCATGCGCCGCATATCAAACATAGAAGACCTGATGGCACGATTGACGCGCCGATATGCTTTGATATGTTTCAAGATCAAGGTCTGATACTGCATCGAAGCGACGATTGGAACAGCGAGTTTGTGCAGACACTACATAAAGAAAAGAAACTACTAGCCGCAGAGTTTGGCTGGTGGCAGATATGCGTTGAAGGCACAAGTCATCATCGATGGAAACACTATGATGGTGGTGCAGGGCTTTCAAGGTCTGTTCGACAGGCTGATCGAGAAAAAGTGAGAATGATATTTTGAAATCATATGTAATTACAATCATGTCTGAGCCAAGGTCTGTTGAGAGTGCGCAACGTTGCATTGACTCAATGCCTGACTACAACATTGAGATGTTTCCTGCAATCACACCAAAAGATAATCCGTTTAAGATTGCAGAGAAAAAAGGCATACCGATTGATCTATTCAAAGAGGGATACTCACGCATCGAAAATTGCGTATCAGCCTTTCTTTCTCACCACTCGCTATGGGAGAAGTGCTACGAAGAAAAGACTGAGTACCAAATCTTTGAGCATGATGCAGTATGTACTAATAACATTCCAAAGTTTATACCGTATCAAGGATGTATCTCGCTAGGTGCTCCTAGCTATGGACGATTCCAAACGCCGATGAAAATTGGTGTTGGACCACTAACGAGTAAAAGATACTTTCCCGGTGCTCATGCTTATCGTCTTAAACCTGTTGGTGCTAAGACTTTATTACAACGAGCAAAGACAGATGCTAGACCTACTGACATTTATTTGAATGCAGATTACTTCCCTTGGCTTGAGGAGTACTATCCTTGGCCAGTGGTTGTAAAAGAGTCTTTCACTACAATTCAACGACTAGAGGGCTGTGTTGCAAAGCACGGCTATAATGGTGGCTATGAAATCCTTACCGTCTAATGAGCGATGTTTTATCACGGGATGTGATGAAAAAACTGAATGGCAACTTAAGTGGTTTTTAGAGAACTATCTTAAGCATAACAAGACGCCGATTGTATTTGCTGACTTTGGTGTTAGCGAAGAGATGCGAACTTGGATTTGGCAAGTGAGTGCCTTTGCTGATATCATTGAGATTCCGAAGCAACGTGTTGGCGGTTGGTTTTACAAGCCCATTGCAATGTTAGCCTCTCCTTGCACAGAGACATGCTGGATTGATACTGACATTGAAGTGCTTGGTGATATGTCTGGTATCTTTAAGTATGTTGAAGACAACAAGATCGGCATGGTCGAAGACAAGCCTTGGAGTAAACGTCGAGGCGAAAAATGGCACAACTCTGGTGTCATAGCCATTCGTGGTAAGCCAGCGATGTTGCACAAATGGGCTAATGAGTGTCGTGGTAAACCAAACGTTGGAGATCAAGAGGTTCTACACAGTATCGTGAATCTAAATCCTCTGATGCGACTGACACACATCTCGGACATACCGAATATATACAATTGGCTTCGCATTCAAATTATCGACGGCGAAGATTCTCCTAACAAGCTGGCTATGCATTGGACTGGTCAGAAAGGCAATGACGTGATACGGAAGAAGATGTATAATGGGTAAAGTAATTCATGTATTAGGTAACGGCGACAAGGCTCACTACTACAATCGCGAGAAGCGCGAGGGTATGAAACTGCTGTGCAATATGCCGCCGTTTGAAATGGATCCTAAAGAAGTCTACGCAACATGCATGGTTGACTTTAAGATGATGATGGCGCTGACTGAAGGGTCTATCAAGCTTGATCAGTACGAATGGGTGCTCGGTACTCGTCCTCGTATTTGGATGTATGAGCGTAGCACGTTCTATCTAAAGTATGCGAGCCGAGTGAGAGAATTCTATACACACGTGCCTAAGTACGCTGGAAATGCGACTAACTTTAACTGTGGTCACATGGCAGTTCACTATGCGGCGAATAAGCACAAAGCCGATGAGATCCACATGTACGGATTCGATACCATCTTCGATTTCAACATGCGGAGTGTGACAGACTTGGTGCTGTCGAGTGATCGTGGCGATACTAACAACTATCGTTTGTTGAACAACTGGCGTCCGATCTGGAGAGATATCTTCCGTGAGTTCAAGAACACCAAGTTCGTTCTTCATCACAACCACGACAGCCTGAAGATTCCAAAGCTTGACAACGTTGAAGTGAAAGTGTATAATGATAAGATGTCTGCAACTCAGAAACGTAGAGATGAAAGTGATATCAGCGATGGACGTGGCATGGAAGTGCCTATTAACACTGCACCGCTCAATCGTAAAGCGAGACGTGCACAAGAAGCAATTCAACGCAAGGCAAAATAATGTTTGAACATGTTGGTGTAGACCTAGGTTATGATGATCTAGAGTCTAACACAAGTGAATCTGGCAGATTATACGAAACACCAGACGGCGTAAAGTATCCGTCTATTACTACTGTTCTTTCGATTCTGTCGCAAGACGCTATTCAAGCGTGGCGTAGACGTGTCGGTGAAGAAGAGGCTAATCGTATATCTTCACGTGCCTCTAAACGCGGCACGGCTGTTCATGCTATCGTCGAAGACTATCTCAACAACGTCGAAGACTACAAAGAGAAATATCCTCTTAACATCATCGACAATTTTCTACCTCTGAAAAAAATCCTAGATACACGTATTGGTAAGATATACGCACAAGAAGTTCCGATGTTCTCTCATCACTTGAGAGTTGCTGGTCGAGTTGACTGTGTTGCTGAGTTTGACGGTGTGTTGTCAATCATTGATTTTAAAACATCACGCAAACTTAAGCAGAAAAAATATATCGAAAACTACTTTATGCAGGAGTCTGCATATGCTATAATGTTCGAAGAAAGAACTGGCATGCCTATCACGCAACTGGTGACATTGATCGCAGTTGATGATGAACAGCCACAGGTCTTTATCGAACATCGTGATAACTGGACAAAACCCTTGATAGAAACTATTGAGAAGTATGAAGCGAGGCAACGTAGAAAAAATGGCAAACGTTGAAGAAAAAACTGTATACGATAACTTTATCGGTCAGAAAGCAAAAGACAATCGACCTGCTACTCTAGCAGAATTCCTTGATGAAGATGAAGATGCTATCTTCGAAGAGCCGTGGCAAGAACACTGGCAGGGCATGCCTGAGTTTGAGCAAGACGAAAACAAACCCTACAAGACGATCAACGTACACTTTCGTACCAAAGAAGACTACGAAGAGTTTGCGAAGATTATCGAACAGCCTTTGACTACAAAAACAAAGTCGATCTGGCATCCACGTCTAGAAATTACCAAAAACGCACTCATGCGTTGGATTGAGGAGAACGATGACTAATCCAAGATATCCAGTTTATATCATTTCGAAAGGGCGTCACGAGTCGATGTTTACATCGCGCTCGTTGGCGCGTATGAAAGTACCGCACTACATTGCAATTGAGCCACAAGATGAAGCAAATTACGAACAAGCACTGGACAATTTTGGGATACGGGAGTTTGTTACTCTACTGGTTGCACCTTTCTCTAATCACGGTGACGGTCCTGGGCGGGCTAGAAACTGGTGTTGGGATCACTCAATAGAACTTGGTGCAAAGCGACACTGGGTTCTTGATGACAACATTCAAGACTTCTATCGTCTGCACCGAAATCTTCGTGTTCGTGTTGAGTCTGGTGTTTGCTTCCGTGTCATGGAAGACTTTGTTGATCGATACACTAACGTAAAGATCGCTGGTCCTCAGTATCGATTCTTCTGCGCACCTAATCAGAAGTATCCGCCTTATGTGGCGAACACACGTATCTACTCGTGTCTGTTAATCGAGAATGATTGCAAGCATCGCTGGCGTGGTCGTTACAACGAAGACACTGATATCTGTCTGCGTGTTCTCAAAGACGGCGACTGCACCGTACAGTTCAATGCGTTTCTACAAGGCAAAGCCGCAACGCAGACTGTCAAGGGTGGTAACTCTACTGAGTTTTATCACAAAGAAGTTGGCTACGATCCTAAGACTGGCGAAGCACTCAAAGCAGACGATCTACTTGAAGTAAAAGATAGATACAATGTGGTCGGTACGGTCGCTAAGTCTCAGATGCTTGTTGACATGCATCCTGACGTGGCAAAGATGGTGTGGCGATATGGTCGATGGCACCATCACGTGAACTATGATCCGTTTAAGAAAAACAAGTTAGTGTTTAAAGAAGGCATCGAAGTGCCGAAGGGTGTAAACAACTACGGCATGAAGCTAGTAACAAACTGGGGTGTTGAGTGAATGTAAAAGAAGCAACTAAAGAGTTGCATGATAAGGTAGAAGAAACGGTCTTTGCACAAAGACTACTCAGCGGCGACTATGACGAAGATGATTATGTGCGCTATCTAAATGCGCAGTATGTCATCTTTGATGCCATGGAAAATCATTTCGAATATCGTATTCCTAATGACGCACTGCATCGTTGCGAAGCTATCGAAAAGGACTTGATGTCTCTTGGTAAAAGACCTTCTCGTTTGATTACTCCTTACTCTGCTTGTCGTTATGCTGATTACATTCTAGGCGTAAATGAGTGGAGCGAAGAGCAACGCAATTCGCACGTCTATCTTAACTATCTTGGCATGATGTTTGGTGGTAGCATTGTTTCGAAAGGAGTGCCTACGCCAGGACACATGTATAAGTTTGAGTCACGTCAAGAATGTATTAAAAACATACGTGAACTAGACCTCGATGTAAATCAAGTAAAAGAAGGTTTTCGATATCAGATCGAACTAATGGAAGAGCTAGAGAGAATCAAGCATGTCTCTAAAGAACAGACTGATTGAAGTTACTAATCAGATGCAGGAAATCATCCTGCGTCAGCCTGGTGTCAAGCCGATGGACACTGAAGACTTTGGTTGGGAAAACTATCGATGGTCAGGTGATAAGTTTCGTCTAGCGCACATCGAACGATTCTTTGAAGCAGGCTTGCTTGTAGCCCATGTCACATGTTTTCCACATGAAGGAGATGCCGCACCCATCTTTGGCTTTGATGTAGTTGGTAGCGAGAAGACTGGTAAGATTGGTGGTGCATTTCTAGACTACTCACCCGTTCTGTATGATACCAAATGGCACGATACTGAATGGAACTCTGATCGTATTCTGCCCGAGTGGGCTACGGTGTTCTCTGATGACTTCATTGCTCTCCGTCCACACGAAGATGAATACGAGCCGTTCTTTGAGCTATCGCTGACTAAGTTCGAAGAGTACTTTAATGCACTTGATACCTCAGTACACGTCGATACGCCTGCCGCCAAAGCACTGGTCATCGAGCGACAGAACGAGTACTGCGAGAAACAAGCGTCCAATCCCCGGACCTACGCCGCTCTGAAGCACAAGATTGGTGCTGAGAGAGCGAGGTATTTCATGACTGAGATACTTTTCCCCAAAATCGTAAGTATTTGATTTCCTTACTTATTCTAAAAAGTTCTAAACATATAGCAAAATAGTCTAAAAAAGCTGTTGACTTTTCTCCAGATCCTGCGATAATTACCATGTAATTGAGAGATAGGAGAAATTGTTATGGCTAGAATTATTTACCAAACTGAGTTTGATCGCGAAGGTCTTGAGAACGAGATTGACTTCAAACAGGCTCTTCGAATCATCAAAGGTTTCATGGGTACTGAAGATACTCTTGCCGCTCTTAAAGGTTTTGAGGAGCGTTACGAGAAAGCTGAAATCGATACTTACGAAGCTTATGATTGGCGATATGAGATATTCTCTTATAATCTTCTGGTCGAAGGTTTCTCTAAGTTGTTTGCGCCTAAGGAGGTCGCTTAATGTTTAAAATGCCTACTTATGTTTGGAATCCGTACTCAGTCGAGTTCACCAAGTACGGTAAGCGAGTTACTGAGACTCTGCGTTACCTTGATGTTGTCGGCGAACCTCGCCGTCGAATTGGTGACTCTGTGACAGTTCGTGTCAACAAAGAAAAGCGTATTGGTATTATTATGGGAGTAGAGTAATGAGTGAAGTAAAGTGGTACTGCCGCGGTGCGGCTGGTGAGTACGTCTTGGACGTTGTTGAGTCTCTGGCTGATGGTATGATCGATGAAGATCAGTTCATCGCCAAACTGAGTCAGTTTGGTCTGTCTCCTCAGGAGATCATGGACGTGTTCGCTGAGGACGTGTTAGGGGTTTAAGTTTTTTGATGGGGATGTGCTTTCGAAAATTGCTACTGATTGCTATGTGGCACTACCCCATCTTTTTTACAGAGCAGGAGACTGAAAACAGTAGGTCGGCCTGTAGCGAGGGTTAACAACCTTGCGAGTAGGTTTTGCCAGTCCCTATCTAACCCAATACTGGCACCATCTTTTCGGTTATATTCTTAGAACAAAAAAGTCTAAAAAAAGTGTTGACAGACTGACTAAATTCTGAGATAATTACTGCGTAAGTTAGAGAGAGGCTTTGATTATGAAACTTGTTATCCAAACCCAATTCTGCGAGAACTACGGCGCCCATGACTGGGACGGTAAGGGCGAGTGTCCGCAGTACTGGAAGTTCAAAGGCGGCGAAACTTATATCGTCGATGTGACCCTGCAAGAAGCGCAGGACAAGTCGTTCTATGCGCGTGTCGCGAAGTGCATTGAGCACTCTTCAAACTACTCTAAGGAGTACATCATTGGTGAGACTCTGGTCGATGATATCGACTTTAAAGAGTCGGATCACTGCGATGAGTGGGAATCTCCCATTTACTGCGCTCTCATGTCAGACCGTGACGAACTCATGTGCAAGCAGATTGCACGTAAGTACAACATGGATGCGACTCCGTTCGGTGAGCGTTCTTGGTCTCAAAACGAAGAGGGTCGCTCTGAAATGCGACTCCTCACCTTCGAAGATATCGATGTATTAGAACAATACTTCGCAAAGAAAGAGGCGGCAGGAGAATTGGCGCCTCTTCCGGAGGTGGCATGAGAGACTGGTTACAAGTTGGCATTTACGCCACTGCTCTTGCGATAATTGTTTTTATGGTTGGATGGTACGTTTACTTTGTCTGGAGTGACTGTCTAGCCGATCATTCGTTTCTGACTTGTGCAAGAATGTTAGGGAGATAAAATGATGGGTACTTCTTTACAAGGCTACGTTTCTGCTACATATCAACAGTTGGTCGAGATTCTTGGTCAGCCCACGTACTCAAATCCTTCTGCTGACGGTAAAGTAAATACTGAGTGGGAGTTGATGTCTGAGTATGGACCTGTTACAATCTATGATTGGAAAGATTACGATGGCGGCGAGTTTTCTCGCTCGGGCGTTAAGTATCAGTGGCATGTCGGTGGTAAAAACATGCAAGCACTATTTTATGTTGAAGGTTTGTTGGGTTTGTAATGCAGTCTGATCTAAACGATGAAAATTTTTTCTGGGGTGGCGTTGCGTGTGTCATCATTCTGTTCACCGCCATAGTCGCTAGTTTCATTTACGACTTGCCAAGCGGTACTGCCACTCCTGAAGAACCAGTTAACCCTCCGGTTCAAGAGGTGCCTCTCTCATCTCTCTCTCAGCCTCTTGAACCGGAGGTCTCTAAATACAATGAGAGAGAACTTGAGTGTCTAGCACTTAACTCGTACTTTGAATCGAGAAATCAATCCGTTGCTGGACAAATTGCTGTTGCTCAAGTGGTGTTGAATCGAGTGAACAGTCCTCGATTTCCGAACACTATCTGTGATGTGATTCAACAAGGGCCCACGTATACAAACTGGAAAGGCAACGAACTGCCTGTGCGTAACAAGTGTCACTTCTCTTGGTGGTGTGATGGCTTGAGTGATATACCGAAAGACAAAGAAACGTATGCTTCGATTCTAAGTCTGGTTACCACAATTGCTGAAGAGGAGCCTATTGACATTACAAGCGGAAGTCTGTATTATCATGCAGACTATTCTAGCCCTTGGTGGATAAATAGTTTCACTCAAACAATG